CCAAAAACAAAGAAGGACTCTTTTGAATTTCCGATCAAGCAAGCTACGAGAATTGCTTCTCGACATTTTGAACAATCAAAGTCCAAAAGATTCTTCCACTTTGTCGGCAATGAAAGCCTGCAAATCAAGAAACGGCCAGAACACAACAGATGCACCTGTTCTGATGCCATGTATGAGAAAGTTCTCGAGAGCGAAGGCACCGAAGCCATTCACTTCGGATCATGCAGTTATAACATCGAAGCAGCCATTTTTGCTCGCGGTTTTAACACAGATATCTCTCCCGACTTTTCAGTCGCTTACATGTTTAAAAGATTTGTCGAAGATGTCTGGTGGAAGCGCAACGAAAACAAAATCTATGAAGCCATTGAACTGCTGACACCGGAGGATTACTCTTGGGAGAACTTTCTCAAAGACACAGAAGGACGGAAACGCCAAGTTTACCAACGCGGCTTGGATTTTGCTCTTCAAGAAGGACGCATCGACACTCGATTTGAACTTTTTTCAAAAACTAATGAAGTGCACTATTCACCACTTTGGGACGTACGGCCAAGGATGATCTTCAACCCAAGTCCAAGCATGAAGGGCGTAGGATCATATCTTGCCCGTCTGATGATTGGCGTGATGAAGGTTGTCGAGCCTGGTTTCATTTCCGGCTATTCAATAACAGAATTGGCAGCCAAATGGAACGAATATCGACAAGACCCCACAAATGCTTTTTCTCGCAACTATTTTTATAGTTATGACGGAGCAGTTCACGACGCACATCAGCACTTAGTGTTGATCAAGATCGTGGATCACTTCATCATGAAGAAAATTTTGCCGAGAATAATGAAGTCGAGCCATTGTGCAGTTCCAGCTCATCTAACGAATGCAGTGCTGGAAGCTTTGACACAGAACTCTTACACATTTCACACCAAAACCGGCATCGTGGGAAAAATAACTGGCACAGTCTTTTCAGGTCATCCAACTCTGACGACTCTGTTTAACACGCTGAGAACAATTCTCTACAACAGATTCGCAGTTTGGTTGCAGGATCCTGAAAATGAACTGAAAAGCAGCTTTAACGCATCAGGTGACGATGTGTTGACTGCATTGTGGAGAGCGGTCGACGAGGCATTGCTCAAGAAAACTCTTGGCTCTGAATTCGGTAGCCACGGACTTGGACAATGCGCGAAAGACTGGATCTCGGGTCCTTTGGAGAAACACAGTTTTCTGTCGAAGCGATTCGTGATCCAACAGGAGAAAATCGGGATAATTTCTCTCGACGAACGTCTCTACAAAGCAGGTTTGCTGCGAGATTTGAAGTCACCCACGACCACCGCAAGTCACAGGCTTGCAATGTGGATCAGTGGTGCAGACTTACCTCCCTCTCTGCAACATTATTACCGACACAGGTTCCTGGAATTGCCTGTGGCTCAGACCAGAGAGGCAGTTGACAGTCTTCAAAAGCAAAGCTTCGAAGACTGGGGCTTCAAGATCAAGATGTGCAACAATCCGTTCGACAAAGATCTCGACGAAGCAGCTTACTTGACTGCAAATCACAAGTGGCTGTTGACGGTCGCAAAAGAAGCCATAGATGATTGTTCCTTGCGTGATTACCAGTTGAAAATAATGAAAACTGTCACGGAGAAATCCGCAATGGAACACGCTGAAGAACTCATCAAACAGTTCTTGCGGCGCGAAAAGAAGGACGAAAAACGGTGTGCGAAGACCATCAAAACTTTTAACGCTCTAAAAGACTCTGTCAGACCAATAAAGAGCAAAACGTCGAAGGTCTTCAGTGCTCCGTCTGAAGAATTGAAAAGCCCCGACCGCTTGCGTGGCGGAGCTGACCCCAAAGAAGAGAAGAAGAAAAAGAAACAGAGTACTCGAATCAGTCGAGGCGCCATTATTGAAGCACCGAAAACGTTAAGACTCAGAGTCGAAAATGAAGGCGTCACGGCAAAAGGGGCAGCGAAACCGGAGAAGTTGGCACGACTTTTGGCGAAGGCGCAAGGCGAACACGAAAAACTGACGAAGGAGCAATATGATTACATGGCATGTGTCTTACGACCTGACTTGTACTCAGCAAAGATCCCGAGTTTGTTTCCCGTGCCGAGCTTTGTGACGTCAGTCAAAGGTACGACATATGTGAACACCAGCACCACAGGCACACTCGCTGTGCGACTGATGCCACATATGGATACAAGCGTGCTGACAGCTTGCAACGCGGGCGCGAACTTGCCGAGTGAGACGATGTCATGGAATAATTACATATACAATGCAATTAGTCCAGCAATTGCGTCGCCAACTGCCACTTCGGCAACTCGCAGAAGAGTTGTAGGTGCGTTTGTGAAGATCACAGTCTTGACCCCAGCAATGAACAGACAAGGACTGTTGTCAATGGCTTTCATCCCGTGGGACCCAGCCGTGTCAACCAACACGACTGCGGACACTCTACGAGATTGGCCAGGCAGCAGGACTGTCAACATCGCTGACACGACAAGTCTGAAAGGCATTTACTTGCCTTTAGATCCAAACTCGCTCAACTACAACGGTATAAACACCAACCCGTCGGAAAACCAAGGCTCAAACCTGAACTTTCCTTGCGTGGTTGGGTTTATCAGTGGGGCTGTAGCATCCACTCCAGTGGCGATTGAATATCGCGTTGTCTATGAGATGATTCCCGTGGGCAACTTGACTGACTTGCTAGACATGACAACAGCAGCAAGCGCAGACCCGAACGCACCATTGAAAACAGTCAGTCAGAAGAAGGATTATCCAATTTCGATTGGACCTTCCTGGAGATGGAAACCGGTGACAACAGCTATATCACGAATCGTTTCCAAAGCAGCTGGTTAATCACCGATGAACATGCCGGCTTCGGCCGGGGTGAGAGTTGATCTCTCAATGCTGGCAGCCTAATGCCAGAAGTGGTTAAAACCCTACTGTTCGTAACGAACAACTCAGACCGCAAATCTGAGAGGCTACACGCCACGTTATCTCGTGCTGGCGAACGCGCCCCACTTGTTGGAAACAAGCGTACTCTACGATACAGAGAGAGTAGAGATCTCTGGAAAACTCCGTTTCGCTAACGTTATCAAGCAAACCCGCATGGTTGACGGCTCTATGAGAAAACACCCTAGGATCTTGAAAACATCCTAGAATGAGGCCGAGAATTAAACCGTCCAGCTCTCCGCCG